AAATGTAAAGGGGTACACTTTTCTTGGATTTTTCATCCATAAAATGTTACCCATGTCAAGAAATCTTTTATTTTTTATTATTTAAATTTTGAAGAAATTACTTGATTTAATTTAACAAAAATGTTATTACTATAATTTATTAATTTTGTCAAGTAAATATTCATAAAAAATGTGATCTTAATTTGATCACTTTTACTTAATTATTTAAGATGAAAACCTTGCTACTAATTTCACCGTTAGGCTACTTTCACAAGGCTTTCTAGTAAAATCATCACGGACTGTATTACAAGGCATATTCAGTACCCACCATTTGTCGGCACGTTTCACCGTGGAAAACCCGATCAAAATATAATATGGAAGTCCTAATGTCTTACTCTTTCAAGTATAACATAGTCTTCCATATTTGTCAAGTATTATTTTCTTAATGTAATAAAGAATCTTTCTTTCCCTTGATAGAAATCATTAGCAAATCCATCTAAATTATAGTCTGTAGTCTTGATCAAGTTTTCTACATGAATCATACACATTTCTTTATTAGAAAAAGTTAATTCTTTTACATCTTTAAGTTTACCCATTTTATAAATATTTAAATGTAATTTAACACTCTTATTATCTATGTATTTCACATCAACATTAACTTGTCTTTTCTTATTTTCTTCAACTGTAAAATTCATTCGTCATCATTCTCCACATTTTCAATTAACATTTCTAAATAATTTTTAGCTTTAATCAAATCCTCTAAACCATTCTTTTTATCAGCTCTAGTGACATATTTAATAACATTCATTTTATAAAATCCTTTCATTTCTTCATGTGTAAAGTGTTCTTTACCATAGCATATAGGATCAATATTAACACCCTCATGATAATGACTAGGTTTAATTATTTCTTTTTTATTAATAATATCTTCTTTTCTATTATCACTTTCATTATCTCTTTTAACTTTTTCTTCATATCTACATTTATTACATAATAAATCTTTCATTGACGTAGCTTCATACTTCCAACATTTACAACACATTGTTTCCATCAATATTCCTCCTTAGCTCTTACAATATTAACCATACTTTTTGTATTATAAGCAGAATTCATTTCATCAATACTAAAACCTAAATTCTTACCAAACATATACAGATAGAAATATTGACTTAAAGCGTCATCAATAGAATCCATATCATTTTTATTCATCATTCTAAATAAGTAATCTTGTCTTATAAAAGTGGTTGATTCAATATCTACATCCAATCTCTTATCATAATAACTTATAACATAATCTTCATATCCTTGACTAATTACAATGCTATTCAAGAATGCCAAACAATCAGCCCACTCATCTAAAACACGTTCTTTATTTTGTTTATGAGATGTTTTCCAATATTTAAAGAATCCAACTTCATTAGCTAACTCGCTTAATTCAACTTTAAAAGCTATTTTTCTAAGATGTAAAGTTTCTTTAAAAGAAGTTTCTATTTTATGTGAAATATCATCATCAACTTTTTTCTGAACTTTCAACATATCTTCCATCATAATCCCAACAACTCCTGTAATCTACCTAAATTTTCCTCAAATCCATGATAACCCTCATACATTTTACCGTTTTCCTCATAACTTCCGTGAGTATCTGGAACTAAAAACGTTGGCAAAGTATTACTTCTCATAATTTTAGTTAAAAATTCATAATGCTCTTCATTTTCATCCACATTTCTCTTCTCAATATTCACAGGTGTAGGACAAGCGGAAAACATAAATTCCGCTCGCATACAATTAGGACAATTATTCTTCGTATACATAATAATATTCATCTTATTCACCAACCTTTACAATAGTAATTTTTTCAAAATTATTATTTTCAATAAACTTAGGTATTTCTGTCGCTTTAATAGATTTATATTCACCATCAACAACTTTCTCTAACATACCATCAAACTTAGTATATTCAATATTATAAGTCTTCTCATAATCACCTTTAGATTCTCTATAATCTTTAAAATTATCTTTGATATCAATTATCTGCTCATCTTTTAATTTCAATTGGTTGTTTTTACTTTCAAAGTTCTCAACAAATACATTCATCTTTTTCAACTCATCTTTTAAAACTTCATTCTCACTTTTAAGTTGATCAATCTCTCTCCCCAACTCTTCTTTAGGAGACATCATATATGATTCATACTTATTTTTCATATCATTATATTTAGTTGTCTTCTCTTCAATAAAATCCTTTAATTCTTTAATATCGGCTTTCAAACCCATTATCTCTAATTCATAATTATTTTCCATTTCAATTCCTCCTATGCTCTTCTATCTGATAATCCAATTTTTAATCTATGATCATTTAATAATTGTCTATTTTCTATTTCTAGATTTTCAATTTTTTCTTCCAACTCTTTTATCAATTCCTCATTAGATTCACATCTAATTAATAACCCTTCAATAATCTTATCTTTATCAGGTCTTTCTTCTTTGGTCAAACTCCAGTGATTCCAGTTATCAGAATCCATACCTATTAATTCTTCAGCATCTTCTTTCAGCATTCCGTTTTGTTCATATTCTTTCACAACACCTTCAGCTTCATATATGTATTTTAAAGTGTATAATTGTTCTTCTTTCTCTTCCAATTTTATAAGTTGTTTCATTAAATTATCAATAGTTTTACTTTTTCTCTTAATTTCATGATCTTTTTCTTTAATTATTTCATAACATTCATTTAATTTTTTATTCATACGAAGATAGTTTTCATTTTCTCTTTCAATCTTTTCATCTCTTATTTCTAATTCTTTTTCAAATTCTTTATATGAATTTCTGTAGTTGATTTTCATATTGATTATCTCCACATCTTTTTCTTTACATTCTTGAACTTTAATTTGTAAATGATTTTGAACTCTTGTTAAATTTTCCTTATATAATTCCTTCTCCTCCACAACCCTTAAATAATCTTCTTCATTAACCCATGAACCTTTTTTATTATTAGATGTTTCAACATTATATAATTTAACAATTCCAGCACAGTATTCTATCATTTATCCATTACCTCCATATAAAAAGAGAACACTATAGTAGCTGTTCCCTTTATTTAATTTTATTAAGACTTTGAACTTAATCTTTCCCTTAAATTTATAATACCATCATTTTATTCTTTTGACAAGTTTTATTTTAAGGAACTAATTCCGTTCCAACTTGAGCAAAGGTAACATTCGTTACACTATTAGTAGGTCTTCCCTCTAATTCGGTTGTAATCTCTTCCAACTTCTTATTCTGAATAGGAACAGTAACTACAACACCACCATTATCACTATATTGATATTGACCACCGTAAATATTTAATCCTGCATCATCATAAGTAACATCGCATTTAACTTCATAGACCCCATAATCTCCTGTTGTCGTTATATTAAATTTAATAGTTTGATCTTGAATATCAATACCATAAATTTCTAATAACTTTTGTTTATACGTTGTGGTATCATCATTATAAACACCCTTATCAGATGATCTTAATTCATTCTCCCCACTATCTAATTTAGATTTATAATAGATACCAACGGATTGAAGATTTATTTGAGCTTCAGTTGGAACAGGAAATTCAAATTTCAAAACATCAGTTGTAGCAACTCTCAACTCACTACCAAATATCTGATCATACTGTAATTGAGTAAATTCAACATCATTAAAGTACGCAATATTAGGATTTTGAGTTGTTGATCCTGCTATCTTCCCTGTAAAATCTAAAGTAATTGTTTGTAAAGCCATTCTACATCACCTCCTTTCGAAATCTATATCCTAGATAAATCACAGTTCCTGTAACCATACTACCAACACAATAACTAGCTAAACAATAGAAAACTGTCACCCTCTCACCTCCACAAATTCCACATAGTATTTATTTCTTTTAACTTCATTTAGATTCTCACAAGCTCTTTCAGCTAAATCTAATGATTTATAGCCACTAAATATACTCATCTTTTCTTTATGTATAACAACCCACATCTCCTATACCTCCACAATACTATATTTCGGATATCTGTAATCTATCATAGCATCAACCAAATATTCTTTCAACTTATTTTTATCCTTACAAATGATATAACCTCTAAATCCTTTATTCTCAAACATTAAACCAACATACCACTGTTCCCATTCACTTTCTCTTTTACAATTAGTTGTTGATCGTAAAGCTCCTTGCAAATAAGCATCTAAAGTATTATCATCTAGAAGGGAAAAATCAACATCGTTGATTAATCCCAATTGAGTATAAATACTATACATAATTCCAACTTTTATTTTGGTCTTGAACTTGTAAACATCTTTTTCAATCATCTCTCCACCTCTTTCAATTAATTCAAACTAAACTTTCTAATTCTCAACAACGTTCCACCCTTAACCTGACTAGGCATAAGTTTACCTACACCTCTCCATTTAGGCTTAACAGGATTATAAGGATCAACTCTTAGTCCAATATTAAATTCATCAAATTCAACAGTATCGCCAATATGTTTCTGCATACCTGCACATTTTAAATTCTTATCTAACGTTCTTTCTTTTTCAGTTAGCTGTTCCCACTCTTCTTTTGTAACGTGTTTAATGGATTCAGCAATATCTCCCCATCTATCTTTTTTCATGACCTTCTTTGCAAACAACATTTCACAATATGTTTTAGCACGAATAAATTTAGCATATTTAAATTCACCTTCTTTATCCCACATTCCTAATTCATCAGGGTCAATCTTATGTAAAATTTCTTTCGGTGTGTGTGTTCCAGTTAAATGAATTGAGTCAGTATCACAATAAACAAATCTATCATAACATAACATAATTGTTGAAACTAATTCTTCTCTTGCATAAGCAGTTACAAAACTTGCATAAGCTGTATAAATAGGATCACTCGGCGGTGGATCATCATCTTCAACTTTAAATCCTAAAGCACCAGTGTCCTCATCTAACATTGGTTCCACATTTAATTTAATTGTATTTGTACCAAATTTACCATAAACACTATTTAACATCAATTTACTCAATGATTTCAACGCGCTATTACCATCTTTACTAGCTTGTATTTTAACTTGAATCCATTTGTCAATGTGATCTTTAAAAATACCAACTTTACCCTTAAACATAAATCCACCATCATATGTAACATTATCTAGATGATAGTGCTCTTTAATTTGTTTCCATTGAACATTTGTTAAGTACATTGTAACAATCTCACCAAAAGATGTTTTTTGAAACTCTCTACCATTAAATTTAGAAGCAATGTCAATATCACAATAATCAAAGTCAACATTCTGTTTCTTTAACTGAATAGTTGGTAACATATTATCTTTTACTCGAAAAGAAAAATGCACCTTCTGTATATACAATGGATATTCTTCATCTTCTATATATTCTCCTTCATATGGAATAGGTTGTCCATATGGGAGAACTTTATAATACTGAACATAGGGATACATGGAGTTAATATCAAATACACAACCCTCACCAACTACTTTTCCTTCCATACCGGGTTTAACTTGTGTGACACCACCGAAATAGCTTTTACGAATAAAACTATCTGTTTCAAAATCCAATACAGGGAATATATCTTTGAATCCTTTATCCCCACCAACAGTATTTTTAAATTCAGCTAAAGCGTCAGAACCAATTGTTGTTTTCTTTAGACCACTTTGGAACACCTGATAGTGAATAATCTTAGCTGTAATTTCAACGTCTTTCTTTAAATACTTATAATCTTCAGGACTCATTGGATCATAAGGATTTCTAATAATATCATAATTCATAATATCTTTAAAAACATCCAAACCAAATGCATGAGCACAAGCATTTAAACTCATTGGAACTTTCTTCAAAGAATCCTTAATATTTATAAATTGTCTTCCACCTCTAGGTCCTTGTTTACAAATTGTTAAATCAAACCACATTTTTTTACCGTCAATTAAACCAGTAAATTCTCCAATAGCTGGATTTCTATCAAATGTAAAAGTATATCCAGCTCTTAGTAGTTGAACAGCTATGAAAGAACCATCGAATTTTAAGTTGTGAAACCAAACATTTTTACTACCATCCAATAACCAATCCATAAAATCATACATTGAATTACCATATAAGAAGTTGTCCAATTCACCTTTAAAATTCATATCTTCTCTTATTTCCGTTGACCCCCAACACCACACGAAGGCTTTATCTCCATTTGTTCTTTGTTTCCAATTCTCTCTAGCTTGCCATAATTCAGGATTTTCTTCTTTCACAATCAATTCATCTTTAGGATTATCAGGATGTAACCACGCTTCCGTATTTGTTTCAAAATCACATGCATATGTTTTTATTTCTTGTTTTTTTCTTTTCTTTTTAACCATATGCCTTTATCTCCCCATTCAATACTTTTCCATTAACTTATACTTTTTTCTAATTTTATCATACCTTTTAATATCAGTTCTAATTGATTCAGCAACACCTTCAAGCCTATCATCTAGTTCACCGTCTGATAAAGAATACTCACCACTTTGATAAATATAATCAAATCCCATACTAGATTGAGCATACATAAAGAAGAAGTTGTTGAATTCACTATTACCCATTCCGTTAAAGTATTCAATAATATCTTCAACATCATCTCCAAGCATTTCTCTTAAAGCTTTAATGTTGTTATCTTTTAATTGTGATGACCGTTTTTCATATCTTTGTGGATCACTAACAAGTTTTAAATTTTCTTCTCTCATTTTAACTGTAACATTACTTTGTATTGTTGATGGATCAAACTTATCTCTAACAATTACTGACCCTTCTGTTTTATCTTTCTTTGTTGAACGTATCAAGTTACCTTTTCTATCATATCTAGGAATACTTTCAATATATTCCTTTCGTTTCATCTCCAAATCTCTAGCAACATTTGTTTGGAGTGTCATTGTTTTAACTTGTTCTGCTGTAAAAGTTGCCCCATATTTATTTTTGTATAATCCTTTTTTACCCTCAATTGGGGTTAATTTTCTAATGTTTCTTTTCGCTTCTAAATTACTTTGATTTATCTGTTTTTGTGTTGCAACAGTTCCTTCTTTAGTTTTCTTTATCTGTAAATCAGCTCTATATCTTAATTTACTCATTGCTTCTTTCCAAGCGTTAAAACCTTTACGTGTTTTGAAATCACTAATACTTGTTTTTAAATCAATTTCCCCAGAAATGTCCACACCATATTTTTTCTTTCTAGAACGTATCATTGCTTTAGCGTTGTTTTGAAGTCTGTTAAATTCATTCACATCTACTTCTCTGATAGTGAACTTAGGTTGTTTTTTAGAACGTCTTTTTACCACTATATTCTCTCCCTTTGACACTACTACGATTCGAGTTCATCTGCTATAAGTTTTTGATCTTAATCTTTTCAAGGTCTTGATCTTTATCTTTTAGAAGTTAAATCTTAATCTATTAGTATGAGCCTGTTATATTTTATCTTTAGGTTTAGATTTCTTTCATTTACGTAAAGCTTTCTTTCTCCTTTCTTCATTTGATTTACCTTTATTATTTTTTCCGATCTCAATTGTTCGACAACCACAACTAACTGTTTTACCCTGTCTTACATCACCACCTCTAGCTGTTATAACCTTACCACAATCACATTTAAATCTCCACATAATATGACCTTTTTGTCTTTCTTCAAGTTTTTCAATACAAGTTAATCTATTATATTTTTTTCCTGTCATATCAATTGCTACACCCATTATTATCAATTCCTTTTCTTTAAGTTACTAATATCATAACATCTTTTTGACATTTCGTCAATAATTAAATTTAAAAAGATTGGTGTTAACCAACCTTCTTAAACATTTCTATCCTAATTCTTTTTGGAATATAATTACCATTTGATATCTTCGTTAAATATTCTTGACTAAAATGAGATATTTCACTTAAATGTTTTAATGAACCTTTTCCAATAAATTTATCGTTGATTATTAAAACATATTCATTAACAGAATTACTAACTTCAACCATTTCATATGTAACTCTTTTTAATCTTCCGTTAACCGATCTACTTACTTTATTCCAAATAGAGTGTTTTGTTATTCCAAGTTGTTCACTCATTTCATCTATCGTTCCTTTTGCTATTATTTCTCCATTTTTAATGAATTTATATATCTTCTTTTTCTTCCCTGTAAAGTTCATCCCTCTACCTCCTACATATTTAGTAAATCTTCAAAATACCACATAACTTCTTGAGAAAATTCTTTTTCATTCCAATTGTTTAATTCACATGTTTTCTTACTTTCTCTTTCACCATAATAGAAATCACTTAAAAATATATTTGCAATTCTTTTAACTTCTTTTTCCCACTCATCCATCACTTCGTCAATCCTCCTTAAAAATAAAAGGAAGCAATTAAGCTTCCCTCTATTTAATTATTATGCTTCTTGTTTTTCACCGTTAGGCATAAGTGTTAACTCTTCTGCAAGAACTTCAGTCACATACACTTTTTTACCATCTTGTCCGTCATAGTTACGAGTTGAAATGCGACCAGTGAACCCTACTTGATGTCCTTTTTTAACAAAGTTAGCAAGTGTTTCAGCAGGTTTACCCCAGATTACAACACGAATAAAATCAGCTTCACGTTTACCAGTCTTTTTATTAACGAAAGATTGTTGCACAGCTAAGTCAACAGTTGCTACTGCTTTCCCTTCTGGTGTATATCTTAAATCTGCATACTTAGTTGTACGTCCTACTAAAATTACTTTATTCATCATTATAAATTCCCACTTTCTTCATTATATTTAGTAAGGTAATAATCTTTCGATTAATCCTCATAACAGCATCCTAATGTTTCAAGTAACAGTATACATGATATTTCATTTGGATATGTGATTTTAACTTTAAAGGAGGTAAGTTAACAAGAACGGTAATTTTTAATATTGATCTGTTCTCTATTCCTTTAAGATGCTGTTATCAAGAGGGAATGTCTTCCCTTAACCCTTGATATTAGTATAACATTTAACTCACTCAAATGTCAACTATTTATTTTTTATTTTTGTTCCTTTCTGAAGGGAACAAGTTTAACTATAAATTCTAGTCTTTCCTAGAAGTCAGAAATCAAGACATATAAAGTGTGTGGCTTTGCATGTCTAACATGAAGGTTTTAAAGTCTACCACTGACTAACGATGTAAAACATTTTGTAGCTGTCGCTACTGCTTAGTTTAATTATGTATGATTCATTTGAGAAAGTAACCCTTCAAGGATATTCTAAAAATATCTTTACTTCCTCGAATCACTTTCTTCATCTAGAGAAGAGGCTTTCACCTCTTTTCTTTTTAATTTTATATTGACTATGTTCAGTAGATCAATATAGCCACCATACGCTAGTGGCTGCGTTATTTGCTTTAGTGAGGACTCTACGTGTAAACCTCAAGAGGTTGCTTCTCTGAGTTTTAATGACTTGTCTCTGTCTCAGAGGCTTTCCTCTGTGTCAACGAAAACTTTTATTTTAGGTCTTTCCCTAATGTCAATATACGATAATTTTATTTGGAAGTTTTTCTTACGTTGTACTTTCCAATCAACGGGTTTTACGGTTTTCCTTCCGTGTCATTACTATACCATTTCTTTCATTAAAATGTCAATTAAAATAATTACTATTTTTAGTGAACGATTTTTCTTTCTCTTTTTCCATTCTTCCCTCTCCTCCTATTTACTAAACAGTTCTTTTTCTAATATCCCCATCAACCTTTTAGACTCTTTATTATCTTTAATAAGACCATTTATTTTATTTTCATTACGCTTCATATGATGAGTTAACATATAATAAAAACATTCTTTATTTGTTAAACTCATTAAATTATTACATTTGTTTTTATTAGGTCTTCTATTCCTTCTCATTATTTCCCCACCCCTACCACTTAATATTTAATTTCATAAATTGATCATCGAAACCTAATTCTTTTCTAATAATAATTATTCTTTCATTTAATTTATTTCTTTTATCTCTATTTTCAGTGAATGCTTTAGCCACGTATAACCCATCTAAAATATTTAGTTTATTAACAATTCTTCTTAATTCCATTCTCCCCACCCCTCCTATTTAATATATACTTTCATATAACATCTATCTAAATCTTTATCAAATAAAGGTTCAAACCATAACACTTCAAAATCATTTTCAATTTCTTCATAATGAAATTCCAATCTTTTTATTTCCCCTAATCTACAATTTCCCTCTTCATCCTCATAACTAATTTGAACAAGTTCTTTATTCCACATTAATTCCTTATGTAACAATTCACTAAATTTCATTTCTATCTCCTCCTTTACTCTCTTGGGCTACACTCAACATTCCGTAACTGTCGTAACGGTCTGTAATCGTCTAGAACCCTCAAACTAAGTTCTCACTACGTGAATCACTAAGGTTTCGGGTTTTGTCTCTCCGAGAATACGCGCTAAGCGCTTATTCAGGAGAGACCTTTTTCTTTTCCCCCGAAAGACCTAAGACCTTAAAGACCTTAAGATCAAAATATAAAAGATGAAACAAACTATAATATAAGGAAGCACATATAATATGAAGTTCATTTTAAGCCCTCCTAAGTTAATTTAAAATACCATGACCATGACCATTTTCTACCGTAAAAATAAGTTGAATCGCTATACACAATTTTCTTTTTCATTTTAAGACCTCCTGATTAAAAGATTAAAGGATAAACAAAAAGACCAAAGAAGAATCCTGACAACCACAACATAATGTATTTCATTTTAAGACCTCCTAGAAGATTAAGTTCAAAAAAGCTAAAACAATATGAGACAATATAACAATTAACAAAACAGAAAAAGGGGTATACACTAATTCTTTAAAAACCATTTCATTTTAAGACCTCCTAAAATAATAAATCAAAACATCTAATAAGAATAAAAATTAAAGCAGAAATTCCTAACATACTGAAAACCCACATAAACCAATATTTTGTTTTGGAAACTAAGTACATTTTAAGACCTCCTATTTAAATAAGTTAATTCGTCAATTATGTGAAAAAGAAAAGGGTAAAGATCAAAGACCTAAACCCTTTATTTAATTATGCTACAGGTTGTTCAATTTCTTCTGTTTCTTCTGAGATTTCTAATTGTTCAACAGTTTCTACTTTTTCAGCGTGAGCAATGAAGTCTTCAACAGAGATTTTGTATTGTGCTTCATCTTGAACTAAATCAAGAACAATTACGTTTTCTCCTTTGAATGTTTTTTGAACTACTTTTGTAGCCTTTTCAAGATCAAGTTTACCTTCTTCAACTAATTTCCCTTTTACTTCTACTTCAGTTGAACCTAATTTTAATTCTCCAATTACGATAGTTGTTGATACGATAGTACGTGTAATAAATTTAGCCATTTTAAATTCCTTCTTTCATTTTAGTTTTTATTTTAATTTATTTGATAACATTTTTTATTTGAAAGAAAAGATCAAAAGATGAAGTTCAAAACCTCTTAACTTTTAATGTGTTTCTTTCGTTGAATTAAATATAACATTTTAAAATGATAAATGCAAGGGATTTTATGAAATAAATTTAAAAAGATTTAAAAGCCATAAAAATATCAAAAGAAGAAAGACAAAACCAAATGATTAAAAGAATAAAAATATAAAACATAACGAGTTTCTTCTATTATATAGGTAAAACTAAAAGAATAAATTAAAAATAAAAGATCAAAAGAAAAACATATAAATAGAAGAAAAAATAAATAAACTTTAAATATATCATAAAATATGTTATTTCGTCAAGAAATAAATGTTGCTATTTTTTGATTCATAGTTTAATATATTAATCAAGGGGAAAATAAAACCTTAAAATCTATTAAAAGGAAGGGATAAAAATGGATAGAGAAACACTTGGAACTTTAATGGGTGAGTTTGAAGCTCCTGAAACTGCTGATAGTCGTAAATCAGAAATCATGTTGGAATTAAATGAAGGTTTTAGCAATATTATTGCAAAACAAGAAAAATTGCAAAAAGATATGAGTGCTATTGAAAAGAAAAATCTAGAACTTCAAAAAACAAATTCCCATTATGCAAACCGTATTGCTACTCAGTCACTTGATATGGTAGAAAGAAAAGAACAACAAAAAGCTCAGGAGAAGAAAGAGAGAACATTGAGCGATGCTTTAAAAGGTCTTTAGGTAATAACACCTCTAGGTGATTACAAATATAATTTAATAGAAGAAAAGAGGAAAACAAATGGCTAAAATTAACATGAATGATGTTAACAGTTTGCTTGGTGCTGAAACTACGGCAGACACATTAAACATGATTCGTAGAGAATTAGGTGGAGCGTATGCGTTAGCTGTTCCAGAAGCAAATGATCGTAATATTGGTGAAGTTGGTATTGGTATTAACTCAAACCCAGAACACCGTAATAGTTTCTTAAATCAATTAGTGGATCGTATTGGTTTAGTTGTTATCAAACATAAATCAATGAATAACCCACTAGGTAAATTTAAAAAGGGTACAATGCCTTTAGGTTACACAATTGAAGAAATTTATACAGATATCACGAAAGCGAAGAAGTTTGATCCAACTGATGCTGAATCTACTTTATACAAACGTGAACTTCCTGATACAAAAGCATTCTTCCATCAACGTAACCGTGAACAGTTCTATGAACAAACAGTTTCACAAGCTGAATTAAAAGCGGCATTCGTTTCATATCAGAACTTAGATAACTTTATTACTGGTATTTTTGAAGCTCTTTATAATTCTGCTGAAGTGGACGAGTACTTATGGATGCGTAAACTGATTGATCAGTATTATGAAAAAGGATATTTCCACCATGTAAAAGTAGAAGCACCTACATCTCAAGATACAGCTCGTGCTTTTGTTAAGAAAATGCGTGCTTATGTTCGTAAATTAACACTTGGAATGGGTTCACGTAAATACAACCATACTGGAGTACATACTCGTTCTGAAATGGAAGGATTACACTTATTTATTACAGCAGAAACAGAAGCTGAAATTGATGTTGATGTATTAGCAGTTGCTTTCAACATGAACAAAACTGATTTCTTATCTAAAGTTACTGTAATTGATGAGTTTGCTGATCCAGCAATTCAAGCAGTACTTGTTGATGAAGATTGGTTCATGTGTTATGACAACAATATTGAAATGACAAATGTTTACAATCCAAAAGGTCTATACTGGAACTACTTCTACCATGTATGGCAAACACTTTCTTGTTCAACTCTTGAAAATGCTGTTGTGTTCTCTACAGCAGATGCTCCTCCACCAGTTGAGCCAAAAGCAACAATTTCACCAAAAACAGCTAGTGTAAAAGCTGGTGAATCTACAACATTCTCTGGTTCTACTGAAGGTGAAGGAGAAGTTACAGACAAAGCGTATGCTGTATCTGGTGGAACAAAAGCAGGAACTAAAATTGATTCAGTAACTGGAAAGTTAGATGTTGATGCAACTGAAGAAGCTGGAGCAGATAAACTAACTGTTACATTCTCAGCTAAAGTAGGCGGAGTATCAGTATCTGATACAGCTAAAGTAACAGTAACTGCACCCTAAGCCACCCAAACCAACAATTGATCCTGTTTCTGTAGGTGAAAATATTCATGTTACAGGAACAGGGATTCCTAATTACTGGGCTCATTTAAAACATGAACAAGTAAGTGGAGGAGGAACAAGCGATGTCTTCCAAATTGAAGGTGATGGGTCTTATAGAAGTTTAAATACATTAATAAATGTTTCCTTAGGAGATATTATTAAAGTGGCTCAATCTCCTCACGAGTTTGATGATGAGGAATTGTGGTCTGATTTTGAAGTATATGAAGTAAAATAAAGGAGGAACGTCTAAAATGGCAGTTGTACCATTAAGTGGAAGTAACGTCTTTTTTAAAAAAGGCGTTCCTTTTTCTAATGACCACAAGCACACAAGATGGTTTGATAATATAGAAGACCAATTTAATTATTTTTCCAGCAGAACAACGGGTCATTCGATGGGAGAAGTTAAATTTATTGAGAATAATGGTAAAAATTATATTAGCGCTGATGCAGGAATAGATGAATTGCGTGATGTGAATTATCTTATGTTCCAGAATGCCCAGTACAATAATAAGTGGTTTTATGCTTTTGTTACTCAATTAAAGAGAAAAACAAGTTCTATGACAGAAGTATATTTTGAAATTGACGTGTTGCAAACTTGGCGTTTTGATATGTCAATATTAGGTTCATTTGTTGTAAGAGAACACTGTCCATTATGGAATCCTGATGGATCACCTGTCATTAATACAGTTGATGAGGGATTAAATTATGGGACTGAATATGAAACAGTAAATGTTCATCATCATATTCCGAATAGTGGTATTCGTTTTCTTGTTATTGCTTGTAAAAAGGCGGTACATGGAACAAATAAAGATAAAGTAATGCCTAGTCTTGTTGGTGTTGGTCAACCATTTAGTTATTATGTGGTTCCATTTGTTGATAAAGACGTTGTTGTGAATGCAACCATACAAGGTGAAAGTCATCGAATGTCAACATTAATAGATACACTTGCTTCTCTTTATAAAGATGATAAAATGACAAATAACATTGTTACTATGTTTATAACAGAACAAACGGGTTTGAAGTATACAACAGCAGAAAACGAAGCTGGATATGGAATTAACTTTAGCAGTGATGGACAAGTTGTTGAATACGCTGAATCTGATGGTGCTAAAATGGTGTATGTGAGCGACTGTAAACAGTTTTCTACTAAAAACACTTTTATAGGTCCGAAATATGAAGGATATAGAAGTGTAAAAGAAAGTAAATTGTTAATGTATCCTTACACAGTTTTAACATTGGATGATATGCAAGGAAATCGTAGAGACTTTAAGAATGAATATATTACTCGACCTGATATTACACTAACAGCTAAAGGATCACTTGGAACAAGTAATAAAATTTCTTATAGTATTGCTGGATATAATATGGATATCAACAATCCTATGCATCAATTTATGTTAGATGAATGGGGTTTACAAAATATTAATCCAAATGACGTGTCGATTATAACAGAATTAATTTCAGCTTATATTCAAGGCAACAAGAATCAACTTCATAATCAAGTTGATCAAATTATGTTGAATGGGACAGCAGGATTTGCTCAGAATTTATTGGGAGCTGGAAGTTCTTTAGCAACAGGTAATTATGCTGGTGGAGCTTCGTCAGGTATTGGAGCTGTTAAAGGTGCTGGTAATACAGTTCTACAGTTACAAGCTATAGAAGCTAAAATTGATGACATTATGAATGTTCCTCCTACAATCAATAAAATGGGAACGAACACAAGTTATGATGTTGGTAACGGTTATAATGGTGTATTCTTGATTAAGAAACAGATCAAACCAGAATATCAAAAGAAACTTGAGGATTTCTTTAAGTTATATGGTTATAAAAAGAATGAAGTAAAAGTTCCTAATCTTCATACTAGACAAAACTGGAATTATGTGCAAACAAAAGATGTTAATATAATTGGTGATTTTAACACGGAAGATTTGAACGAATTGAAAGCTATATTTGATGGCGGAATTACATTGTGGCATACGAACGATGTTGGAAATTATACTTTAAGTAATGAGGTGATATAGATATGTTTAATAATTTACAATTATATATGAATCCAAATCAAATACAGGAAAAAGCGGGAAATTTCTACTATTGGCATTATGCAAAACAATTAAGTCAATTAACTTTCCAATTATTTGAGTGGGAAAACTTACCAGAATCTGTTGATCCTCGTTTCTTAGAAATGATGTTACACACTCGTGGTTATGTTGGATTTTATAAAGATAACAACGATAGCTTCGTTGCAACAGATGGTGCAGCAGGAACTAAATTAAATCGTTATTGGCAACCAACAATATTTAAAACTGTTTCTACTAATCCAGATGATGAAAAAATTAGTTATGACATTTTTAATTATGGTGATGATCCTGAATTAATTAAACAAAATAGACATGGACTTGTTATTTGGAATAATGATTTACATATTCCAACAATGGATAGTGTTATTATGTTTGCGAAAAAGTTAGCAAATGCGTCTGAGATTATTGACATCAACTTAAATGCTCAGAAGACACCTGTATTAGTTACAGCAGAGGATTCAAATAAGTTTTCATTGATGCAGATTTATAACCAATATGAAGGAAATGCGCCTGTTATTGTAGCTAATAAACACTTTGATCCAAAAACAATTAGTGTTCATAAAACAGATGCACCTTATGTTGTTGATAAGATTAATGATCAGAAAAATGCTTATTGGTCTGAATTCTATACAATGTTAGGGATTCAGAATGTTCCTATTGATAAGAAGGAAAGATTGACAAGTGCAGAGGCAACATCTGGTAATGAAAGAGATAGAGCATCTGAAAATATCATGCTTAAGAATCGTAAAGATTTTGTTGAAAGAGCAAAACTTTTATATCCGGGAGAATTAGAAGATTTAGATGTAAAAATGAGAACAGATATTCTTCAAATGTATATGGATAATGAAGGGTTTGAAATAGATGATGAACAAGGTGGTGAAGTAGATGGCTCTTTATAGTATTGAATTAAGAAGATATATAGATCATTTTACACAATATGAAAGACCTCAACCATCTATTAAGAAAAGAATTGAAGTTGGACAACCTCACCTATTTGATTTTGATTATCCGTTCTTTGATGAAAGTAAGAGAAAAGATTTTGAAAGAAAATGGATTAGAAGATTCTATATGAGAGAAGTTGGGTTTGAGACAATTGAGTTATTCAAATTTCATTTAGAAAACTGGATGAATGAAAGAATGCCTTACTATAACCAACGATTTAAGAGTGAATTGATTGAGTTTGATCCGCTATTAAACACGAGAATGGATCGTTCTAAAGATAAAAATATTGATGGTACTCGTAAAGATAACATTGATACAACCGGTAATAAGAAAGGTACAACTGGTCTTAAAACATCTGAAAATGGTGAATTTGAAACCCATACTGCAAATGATGGTGAAACGAAATCTAATGGTACAGGTAAACTTACTTCTGATGGAACGAATGATACAACTACAGAGCGTAAAGTTGAAGATAATGGAACTAAAAAAGGTAACAACCAAAATGTTCATGATGGTACTAACTTTGCGAGAACATTAGAAGAGGATACACCAGACGGTAGACTTGATATTACAACTGAAGATGGTAAAGGAATTATCAGATACGCTTCTAAAATCAATGAAGTTACAGGAAAAGATCATGCTAACGATGAAATTCACATTGATGAATCAACAACTAAGAATACAACTGATAATACCACAGATAAAGTAAAAACACATGATCAAAGTAATAGTGAAACAACAGCTTCTGGAGAATCTCATGATGTTGGTAAAGCAACTGGAACCAATAGTTCTACTGGTACTAAAGATGGTACTTCTAATGAAGATGTTACAGGAAATTCTAAGCTAGATCAAACTACTAATCAGATCATGTTAGAAAAAGAAAATTATGTTGGTAAAATTGGAGTTGAAACATACTCTGAAATGTTACAGAAATATCGTGAAACATTCCTTAGTATTGAAACTGAAATTTACAATGAATGTGAAAAGAAATTATTTATGTGGGTTTACTAGAAAGGAATGATGAGATGAGTAATGATAGAAAAGTTGGTTTATTACCAACAAGTTCTTACAGACGATATTTACCTAGCGCTTTTGATGAATCAATGAACATTTATGAGCAACTTATTACATGTATTGAATATGTAAATAATCTTGGTATATCTTTCAATGAATTAGTTGATTGGTTAGATAAAGTTGTATTGCAGCAGAATCAAAGACTAGATGAACAAGATAAAAAGATTGATATGTTGCGTGATGAGTGGCATATTTTTGAAGATTATGTTATTAATACTCTTCTAAAGAAAAAGGTTGTTGAAGTTCTTAAAGAATGGCTAGAAGATGGAACACTTGCTGAAATAATTAACAATGATGTAATGAATATGAAAGTAGATAAAGCTGGGACAGTTTATGTGAAAGACTTTAAGAAATTAGAAACTGAAACAGATGATACTGGAAGAATTAAAAGAGCAATTGAAGAATTAAAGAAAGATGAAAATTCTAATCTTTTATTCGAACCAATTAAATATGTTGTGTCTGAAGGTTTTGAAGTTCCATCTAATAAAGTTATTAGAGGTTATAAAGGTAAAACTGTTATTGATGGTAAAAATATTGAAACAGCTACTACATTATATCAAAAAGGATTATTCCATGTAAAGGGAACTCTTGCTGACCCTATTGGTTTAGCTCAAAGTGTTGCTCAAGGAGATAGTAAAATTGTGGCACCTGCTTGTGATGCTTTGTTAATTGGTGATCTACTAATTATAACAAGTGATGAATCTTATGCTGAAGGCGCACCTCCTAGTTCTCGTAGAGGTGAAATTGTAACAGTAAAGTCATTTGATGGTTCAAATATTGAATTACAAGGTGAAGTTTACTTTAGTTATGATCAAACTAAAAACGCTAGAGTTCAATGTATGCGAGGAATGAAAGATGTAACAATTAAAGATTTAGATATCATTATGGGCGGTAAAGGAAAAGGTCATAATGGTGTTATTGTTGAGAATGCTCAACGAATCATTATTAAAAATGTGTTTATTGACGGTGCTGAAGATTGTGGAGTTGTTATGACAAACTGTTATAACTCACATGTTTATAAATCAGATATCATCAATAATACATCACCCGGTGGAACAATTGGAACAAGTGGCTATGGTGTTGCTTTCTTATCATCAAAAGAATGTTCAGCAAGAGATAACTTCTTTAGAAATTCAAGACATGCTATTGCAGGTGGTGGTTTCATTCCAGCATTTGCTTGTGATATTACAGGAAATAAAGCTGTTGATTGTCCACAATATGCTTATGATTGTCATGAACCATGTTTCTTCTGGAACTTCGCAAATAACTCGGCAACATCTTGTGTAGGTGGTTTCACTATTCGTGGTCAACATACCAGAGTAGTAGGAAACACAATTACAAGTACGTTTGCAAATGGTATTTTAGTTGAAAGTTTCACTCCAGTTGACAATCAAAAAGGAACATTAATTGCTAATAATACCATCCAATATTCTAAATTAAATGGTATTTATTGTGACGGAACAAATGCAATTCAAACTGATTTAACGATTATTGGAAATAAAGTTAGCGATGTTAAATTTGCGGGAATTAATGTTTATAACTTAACAAATGCGATTATTGAAGGTAATACAACAGTAAATGATTATGAAAATGGTATTCGTGTCTTAGGTAGAGCAACTGGATATAGAAGTAAAAAACTAGTTATAAAAGGTAATACAGTTTATAAGAGTCGATTCTCAAATATTCGTGTTGCAGGTGTTGATAATGTAGTTATCAGTGGCAATAATGTTGAAACAAACACAAAAGATGGTATTGAATTATTTGGAGCTAAAGAATTTATTGTTGATGGTAACTTAGTTAAAGATTGTGAATTCTATGGAATACGATCTGAAGAGTCAACAAATGGTTCTTATACAAATAACTATTTAAAAACTGTTCGCGGTGAAAACTCAGATGGTTTACGTATTATCAAAGGTGGAAAGATCGTTATGAATGGTAACACTGTTGTTGATCCTAAACGTTTTGGTATTTACACTACTGATACTCTTTACACAATTATTACTTCTAATAATGTATATGATTGTCCTTCTGATGGTGTGAAAATTGATGGGCCGATTAAGACTCACATCAATCAAAATAACTTAACAAAGGCTATTGACGCTTAATGAAAGAAGGTCAAAAATCTGTCGGGGCAAATGGAAAGCAAAATTCCATGTTCCCGATGGATGTTATGTATATTACACAAGGAGAATCAGGAGACTTTTCACACAGTAAAGCTAAGGCGATAGATTATATACACTTAACAAAATCTGGTGTAAGAACTAGAAGAGCGTGGTATTATGCCCCTGCTGATATGACTGTTGTTAATGCGGGGAGTGCAGGAACAATGTGGGCTACAGATGATGAAGTTAATACACCAACTGGAACAAAGAGAATGTGTTACATGTTTTGGCACGATAATAATCACTCAGCATATCCTGTAGGCACAAAAAGAAAACAAGGTGAAAAATGTGGTCAAACTGGTACAGCTGGTTTTGCTACAGGTGATCACTTGCATATTGAGGTTATGAATGGTGCAGTTTTTGATAAATCAAATGCTGTTCACAACTGGGATGCTTTCTTTATAAATGATACTGAAATTGTGGTTGATTTTGGTTATGCTTGGAAGACTACAGATGATCAAACTGGTATTGATAATGGGACTTGTACTCCTTCTGTTCCTGTCGGCAATGGAACTTTACAATTAAATGAAAAAGTTAATGATAAGGTAAGAAGCTATGAAAATCAAATGAGAGCCGAATGCACAGCTCAAGGTATACCTGATGCAACTATTCCTTTGCTAGCACTGATGATGGTTGAATCTGGTGGAGCTGGTGGAGACCCAATGCAGAGTTCTGAGTCCGCAGGTTTACCAATGAATACAATTAAAGACCCTGCCGCAAGCATTAGACAAGGTGTAAAACACTTTAAAGAGTCAATGGAAACTTCGAAACAATATGATTGTGATATTTGGACTATATTTCAACAGTATAACTATGGTATAGGATATGCTAGATTTATTGGTTCTAGAGGTAAAAAACATACTCTTGAATTATCTATGGAATATTCAAGAACAGTTGTTGCACCTAGTTTGGGTAATACAACGGGTAGAACTACGCCTTACGTTAACGAAGTTTCAGTTGCTTTGGGTGTTCCTTGGAGATATGTAAACGGTGGAAACTTTCATTATGCCAGTATGATTCAATATTACACAACTGGGGATGGTGCAATTAATAGTTGTGGTGGAGATAATACAGGTGAAACAGATAAAGAGAATAAAAAACTTAATGATTATATAGCGCAGTTACTAAGTAATCAAGTTAGCGGATGGAATTTTAAAAGAAATAGATATATTGAAGGATAAATAATAAGAGATTAAGAAAGTGTAGGTGTAATCAATGGAGCAATTAGTCCCATTTATTAGTCAAGTCGGATTTCCAATATTTGTAGCAGTATTTATGATGACAAAAGTAACTAGTGCTTTGGATAGTGTAAAAGACGCAGTAAACAATTTAACAATAGCGATAGAGAAAATGGAGGAAAGATAATATGGGTAATATTGTAGATATTTCTAAATGGAATGGTGATATCAATTGGGATACTGCTAAACCTTATATTGATTTTATTATAGCTCGTGTTCAAGATGGTAGTAATTATCGTGACCCACGTTATAATGGTTACGTTGCTGATATGAAACGTAAAGGGATACCTTTTGGTAGCTATGCTTTTTGCAGATTCGTATCTATTAATGATGCTAAGAAGGAAGCTCAAGATTTCTGGGAACGTGGAGATAAATCCTCTACCGTTTGGGTGGCAGATGTTGAAGTAAAGACAATGGATGATATGAGAGCAGGAACACAAGCTTTTATTGATGAATTACGTCGATTGGGAGCTAAGAAAGTTGGATTATATGTAGGTCATCATATGTATGAACCTTTTGGTATGAGTCAAGTTCAATCTGACTTTGTATGGATTCCGCGATATGGTGGTAGTAAACCTAAATATCCTTGTGATATTTGGCAATACACTGAAACTGGTCACACACCGGGAATTGGTAAATGTGATTTGAATCAATTGATTGGTAGTAAAAATCTAGCTTACTTCACTGGTCAAGATGACCAAACACCTAAAGGATATCAATATGTAAGAAGTGGTGGATTTGGTAGTGATTTAATAGGTGAAGTTTCAACTAAAATGAATGAACTTGGAACAAAAGGTAGAGTTATTTTAAATCCGAGTGAAGGTCTTGCATATATTCAAACTGATGTAATGCCAAATGAAGAATTAGATAAAATAACTTGGTGGATGGATCAACGTGGTTGGTGGTATGAGTATATACAGGGTTGATAATGTTTCATGTGAAACAATGATTGATAGGAAAACGTAGAACTTTAATAATATCATAAAGTGGAGGTTGATTCTGTTATGGAAAACTTAACATTATTTGAATTTGAAAAAGAACAGAATGTAAAACAGAAAGAAAAGATAAATAATAAGTTAGAGAAAAAGAAAATAGAAGATTTATATTATAACCCTCAACAATTGTTAAGCTATAACAGAATCATGAACTTCACAATTGCTTCTAGGGGTATAGGTAAAACATATGCAATGAAGAAATATTGTATAAATAGATTCTTAAAAACAGGAGCACAATTTATTTACTTGAGAATGTATAAAACCGAATTGAAAAAAGTTGACCAACTGTTTAATGATGTTAGTCAGGAATTTCCTGATACTAAATTTGAAACTAAGGGTAAAGAGTTTTACATAAATGGTCAATTAGCGGGATTTGCTGTTCCTTTAAGTGCATGGCAAAGTTTTAAAGGTAATTCATTCCCTAATGTTGAAACAATTCTATTTGATGAGTTTATTCGTGAAAAGGATAATGTAGGTTATCCACCGAACTGTGTGGAAGCGCTTCTTAATATTATAGATACAGTAATTCGTAACCGAGATAACTTTAGATGTGTTTGCTTGAGTAACTCGGTGTCTGTTGTTAATCCATGGTTCTTATACTTTAATATTCTTCCTGAGCCAGATAAAGAAACTGGTAAGTTTAAGAGGTTTTATAAATATAAACACGCTGTACTTGAAATACCTGATGGTAGAGACTTCAAAGAGGAAAGAATTAAAACGAGATTTGGTGCTATGATTAGTGAGTTAGAATATGGTCGAATGAGTTTAGATAACGAATTTACTCATGATGTCGATACTTTCATTATGAAGAGAGCTAAGACTTCTGTTCACTTCTGTAATATTGTTTATAAAGGTTTTACTATGGGTATGTGGGTTGACACTAAGAGTGACTTCATGTTCCTGTCTCAGGATTATGACCCTAGTTCTAAGAAAACATTTGCATTAACTAAAGATGACATGAGTGAGAATAGAATACTTGTTAATAATTATAGAAATGAATACTATCTTGATAAGATTGTAAGAGCGTTTAAAAAAGGATTATTGATGTTTGATAATCAGATTGTTAGACAAACTAGTTATGATATGTTTAAAAAGATGGGTGTACAATAATGAAAGACTTTAAAATAAAACTAAAAGAATTAAAAGATTTAAAAGACAAAGAAAAAAGCCTTCCTTAATTGGAGGGCTTATCTTCTATGATATATAAAATATTATTTTTAGGAACTAACACAATATTTCCTGATACTGTATTGAAATTGCAAACTTCTTCATCTAATTCTGACTCTATTCTAAATCTGTTTCCTTCTATATTTATGATATGTTCATTTATTAAAAATAATTTAAAATTTGTCATTTGTTATTTATCCCCTTTTGTTTAATTTCTCCTAGAATGTATTCTTTACCTTTGGTAAACTTATAATCTCTTATATCATTTTTGAAGAACCAGTATAGAAAATCATCGAAACAATTATCTCCTTTGAATGTTTGTGATTGAATATCTAAACTTCCGTATGAGTTGTATTCTATAGTTATCATATTAAGCTCCTACCTTTCTTAATTTAACCTCGTAGAATTCTTTATGTTCTGACTTAGTTCCTTTGTATCTTGTTTTACCTGATTTAAGACGAACTGCTGAATTGTTCATTTCATCGTAACTATATAATTCTGTTACTTTATATATTCTAGATTCATACTCTAAACCATATTTCTCACACATTTCATCCGCTCTTTTGATTAAGTTTGATAGTGAAGAATCATTTATGTAATTTACTTTTCTGTTAATAGAGAACTTAGGTAAGAATCTTGAATCGTTTCTAGTTATCTTTTCCATTACTTGTTCACCTTTTCTTTCCATAATATATGTAGTTGTTCACAGAAATTAGTTAGTTTGCAAGATAAATCAAAATCTATTTCATTTTCACGATACTGTCGATTAATTTCTATTAAAGCTTCTGCATATGTTAGATGATCCATTATTAAAACCACACTTTCATGAAATTTGTTAAGAAGTTTCCTTCACCGATAAATGCTGATATTATTACACCTGCTATGAATAACCACATTATAAAACATAATATTTTAAGAGAACCGTTAGATAAATTTTCTTCCATTGTTGGTAGCTCTTCAAACTCAATGTTGTTTACTTTACAATACGCTTTGCGCATAGCTCGTTTTTCTGCTAGTTCTAAGTTCTTTAGTTTATTACCTTTATGTAGTTCGTTTTGAATAAATACATCAAATTGATCATAGTTATTATTGTTCATTTACATCATCCCCTTAGTCATTGTAATTGAGAATTGAGCTTTCCATACTTTACGTTGAGCTTCAATGAAAGACATTGCTGAATTGTATGTTACATTGTTAGAATAAGACAGTTCTTCGATAATGTCAATCGGTAATCTAATTCCCATTGATTCATATTTATCAATTGCTTCTTCTTGTTCTACTGTTAAGTTTGTTACTGTTCTGCGTTTAGCTTGTTCAGTTGCGTATACTAAATTTTCTAGTTCTTGTTGTTTTATTTTGATCAACTTTTTAATTTCTTTAAGTTCTTCTTTTTTATCAGCTAATTCATTCATTTGCATTACTTGTGAAGTTGTTGCTTTAACATTATTTGATGTTTCTTTTACTGATCCTAAAATCATTCCTACGATTGCTATAAAGACTAATACTACGATTCCCATTGTGTAAATTGACATTTTGTTTAATCCCCTTTATGATTGTTTTAGTTGTTTTCTTAACCTATAATTATTATATCATTTATGTGTTAAATCGTCAATAGATTTATTTAATTATTTTAGTTGTTTTTAATGTTTAATTAATAATCACATAAATTTATAAAAATAATATATAAATAATATACCATATTTAATTTAAAATATCAAGGATATATCGTCAACTAATATAAATAAATATCAACATTCAAAACAATAAATATAAATATTTGTCAAGATAAAAATGGGGGAAACTAAAAATAAAGTGTACCCAATTTACATTT